TCGGCGGCGAACAGGTTGAGGGACGACGCGGAAACGTGCGGGATACGGTGGAGCAAGAGACCTGACATGGATGTGTCCTCAACTGTTAAGTGTTGCTTAATGGTTGGCGGGAGCGGTCATCACCCTTGCATGGAACTGGGGGAGGTGTTGACGCCGTGAGGCGCTGATCCGCTTGGGAGGCGCGCCCCGCCGGACGCGCACGGGGAGGAGCCCCAGCCGTCTCTTAGATGTCCAGCTTCAGCTGCACGCCCAGCCGGTCGGCGTAGAGCCGGACCAGCGCGAGGCGTGCTTCCTCTTTCTGTCGCCGCTTCTCGCTGTGGCGCATCTCCACCACCTTGACCAGTGCGCCGCCGTCATAGCCCGCCGACGTCACCTCGGCCTTGAGCGCGGCGAGGTCGTCGCGCGCATCCTCGACGGCCTGGATCGCCTTCTCGATGCGGTCGGCGTAGCGCGCAAGATCGTCATTCGTTGTCGTCATGGTGCATTTCCTCGAGTGTTATCTCGGCGCGAGGGTTCTCGCGATCGAGGTGGTGGTATAGGTGCATCTCGCGCACCTGGCGGTCGTTCTTGTAGGCGATATCCTGGAGCGCGTCCAGTATGAGCGACACGTCCAGATCGGGACGGCGCGAGGCGTAGTAGACATCGGCGGTCATCCGCAGATCGCCCTCAAGCAGCGGCACCAGCGGCGGATAGGTCCGCTTGACCGCCGCGACGTAATCGAGGGCCTTCTGCGACTTGATCAACCGAGCCTGTCCTCGGATCGTGACGAGGCGGCGGCTGTTCGCTTTCGACGCCGGCTCGCCGTGGAGGATCAGGCGGACGGACCGCATCATTCCTCGTGGCCCGCTGCCGCGAGACGGTGTGCCAGCGCGACATAGCCCGCCGCATCGACGTAGTCGTCGCGGTTGTAGACGCCGGTCTGCGTGCGCGCGATTTTCAGCAACGCCATCATGATCGCGACGTCGTGCGGCGTCATCTGCGCGTCGCGCGAGACGCGACACCACGCATCCCAGAGCGTCGCGATGTTGCCGAGGTTTTCCTCGGCCTTGCCATGCGTGCGCTCGCGGTCCGCCGAGATGATCTCCTCGGCCTCGCGCAGGATGCTCGGTGGCTTCATTCTGCTCTCCTCAGCGGCTGAACTTGATACCCGCCCCAGCCCAGCGCGGTGCGGCGGAACGACGAAACGGCGATGGCATCAACGTCGAGATTGAGACTGGATTGTAACGATTGCAACTCCCAGCGCGCGGTTGCAAACCACTTCCGCCCCGGCTCGTCGCGTTCCTCATCACTCATAATTGCTCTTTCCGCCGCCACGATTGATGGCGAAGGTCGTGCCGCGCTCTCGCCTCGTCCTGCGCCGAGACGAGCAGACTGCCGAGCGGCTGATGCCGAGAGCGGCCGCGATCTTTTCCTGGCTCTGTCCGCTCATCGTGCGGCGTCTGACCTCGGCGTCGTCGACGGGCTTAGAGGATTTCTCTGGGGATTCGTTATAGATGCCCGGCGACGCCGCCGCCATCAACGCCGCACTCGACCCGCACGGAGACCGAGCCGGGGGCGGCGCTGCTCGCCAAAGGATGCGAGGAGCCGCGAGACTGCGCGGGTGGTCTTCGTACTCGATCTCGCCCGCTTGAGAGCGCCACCGTTCGTCCATGGTCGCCCAGTTGATCTGCACCTCATCTGCCCGGTCCGGGCTGCGAAGCGAAGCGCGTGGAGCGGGGGCGGCGAGATAGGCGACATGCGGGAGCAGTGCGCGCGATTTCGGCCCGACAATCCAGCCATTGCAGGCGGCGTTCGACACCGCGTAGGCCAGGCGCTGTTCGTCCTCGTGACGAAACGCCACGAGGATCTCGCGGACCGTCATCTGGCCGGCGCGGCGCACGGCGTCGGCAATATCGCGGGATAAGCTCATCGCAGCGCCTCGGGATCGATGTGGAGGCCAAGCGCCCGTGCGAGGCGCGCGACCTGGTAGTGGCGGCGAGCAGGGATCGCGCCGCGCCTGGACCAGTTGCTCACCGCCTGTGGTGAGATGCCGAGGACGCGCGCGAGCGCGGTGTTGCCGCCGAGATGGAAAACGAGTTGAGCGACTGTCATGCGGCCGAGGATACACTCGCCGTTTAGCCCGTCAAGCGCCAAACGCATAGCGCCATGCGAGGATTGCATGGCAGATTGTGTTGCGCGATGGAACGGCAGGTTTATATTTGGCTCCATCGCAACCGGCCGACCCGGCCGCAACGGAGGACAAGCCGATGACCAAATGGGAACAGATGCCGCAGGACGCGGGCCAGATCGTCAGCGTCAGCTATCGCTGCGACTGGGATGCGGGCGTTCTCTGGTGCCGCACCTACGACGCGAGCGACCGCTCGACGCTGATCGAGCGCGCGGAGATCACCGACGCCGAGCAGGAGTACGACCCGGCGAACAATGTGCTCCCGCCGCATGGCGAGTGGGAGATCACGTCGCGCTTCGTCGCGGCCTGATCGATCAGACAGAGGAGGACAGACAGATGATCTCGATCCAGATCCACGGCAGCGCCATCGACACCACCGACGACCGCTACCGCGCCGAAGACGCCGCTCTGACCGTGTTCGCCGCCGCCGGCTGCACGCCGCGCCAGGCCGAGGCCGAGTACCACCGCCAGTTTGACCGCCTCGATTGTGAGGTCGGAATGACCGGGCTCGCGAAGGTGTGGATCAAAGCGCGCGACGCCGCCCAAGCCGCCGCCAGCGAGGGCTGGTCGAATCCGTCCGCGTGCAAGATCTCGATGCACGCCTGACCCTCCCGGCTACCGCTCCACGCGGGCGGCAGCAGGGAGCGCCAGGGTGGCGCGCCGAGATCAACAGAGGAGAACGACATGCCCGGCACCGGGATACATCTCAACCGAGGCGAGACGCTTAGCGTCCGCTGGATCTGGCCCGCCGACGAGGCGGTCGAGGCCGGCGCGCGGGAATACCTCGCGACAGCCATGATCATTCGCTGCGCCGAGACGCAGGTCACTTTGCATCTCGACGCCCCGGATGCCGAGCGGCTTGCGGCGATTATCACCGAGGCGGTGGCGCAACGCCGCGCCGATCTCGCCCGGGCGCGGGAGGCTCTCAATGTCGAGCGATGAGTTCGACGTCCGACTGGCCGAGGCCGAGGCGATCACCGCGTGCGGCGTCGCGGTCCTCAAGCTCTGCCGCCGGATCGTGCGTTTGGCCGACGAGACGCCTGGCGCGCCGCTGATCGATGCCGAGGTGCTGATGCGTCGGATCATGTCGGACGTCAGCGAGATCATCACCGAGGAGACCACGGCGCAGCTGGCCCGCATCGAGGAGGTGCGCGATGGCTCGCGCGGTTGAGTTCGCCGCCGCCACGGCGGGCATCTGGACGGCGATGTGGGTGGGTCTGCTGTGGCTGACCTGACCCCGTGGCTCATGCTCGGCGTACTCTGCACCGGCCAGCACGGGATCGACCGCCACTGCGGCGGCGTCGAGATCCCGGCGGAGACGAGAGCCGAGTGTCTTCAGCACGCGGCGACCATCCGGCAGATGCTGCCGGCGCACATTCGCTTGATCTGGCAGGAATGCCAGTCAGAGCGTCAACAGGCCGCGCGGCGCGCGGCGCAGAAGGGAGACGCGAAGTGAAGGACAACGACGAGATCGCCCGTTCCGGCCTCGCCTTCGGCTGGCTGGAGGAGACCAGGCCGCGCTCAACGGCGCGGCGGTATTGGATCGCGGTCGCCCTGCTGCTGGCGGCGGTCGTGGGGACGGTCGTCCTGGTGGGAGGGTTCCGATGAGCGCCTATAGCAAGGCAGAAATCAGGGAGATGTTTTGCTGGGCGTGTGGATCTGACGCGCGCATTGAATTGCATCATCTCAGACCACAAAGAGCCGGAGGAGATGACGAACGCCAAAACATCGTGCCGCTTTGTTTTGTGTGCCATTCCCTTGTCGACAGGGTGCCGCTTGTTTCCTGGCCGATCGATGACTGGCAAAGAGCATTGATAGAGCTTCAAGAAAGCTCTCCGGTTATGCGACGGCTATTTCTGAAGATGGCGGCTGTCGGCCATGATTACGAAGCAAATATTAAGGCCAAAGGAGTCGCTGGAAATGTCTGATATCACCATTGGATACATGTTGCAGGACGGCCGGCTCGTCGTGGTCGACGAGGAACAGGTCGTCGTCGCGGAGATCCGCGCCATGCACGCCCAGGGCAAGACCCTGCGGGAGATCGCCGGCGATCTGAACGACCGGGGCATCGTCGGCAAGGATGGCGGGAAATATACGGCATCTGCGGTCTTGGATGCGTTGAAAGACGCAGATGGTCACTGGGTTTTGCGACAAGCATGCCGCGAAATAATCGAGGAGGCATCGAAATGACCACCGACACCACCACCCTCGCCACCCGCCTCGCGCGGGCGGATGTGGGCGAGGAGTTCTGGGCGCGGGTGACCCCGCATTTTCAGCGCCACGCCATCGAGCGCTGGAAGGACACGCTGGAGACCGTGCGGCGCGCGGGGCTGGCGGTCGTTGAGGCGGAGGATGGACGATGAAAAAGAAATCGGTTTGCGTCGGATGCGCTTACGCGAAGTGGGACAGATACCCATCTGGTCGGCTCGACAAGCGCAAGAGCGGGCGATGCACATGGACGCTGGACGCTAGATTGCCGAAGGCATTTATCTGGATTCAGACTCCAAATCCAATCGGCGGATGGATCAACAGAGGGCGTCTATTCAATAGCGACCCAACAGCCTGCGATTTCAAGAAGGAGGAGGCGAAGCGATGAACACGCCCACCCACGGCCAGCCGCTCGTCCAGCCGGACGATGTCATCGCGCGCATCGACAGCTTGATACCGGCGGACGAAGTCCATTCGCATCCGCTGGTCTGGCGCGCGAGGAACATCGATCTCGCGCTCCTGATCGACGCCAGGAATGAGATCAAGCGTTTGCGCGCCCGCGTCGAGGTGCTGGAGACGGCGCTGCGCTATTACGCAGACGATGCCTACAACGGCCACAACGCAAACGGGTACTGCGCTCGCACCGCACTGGAGGCCAAGCTATGAGCGACGAGATCCAAAAGAACATCCTGACCGAGATTTGTGCGAGGCACGAACAAGATCAGCGGTGGCGCAACGGCCCATCGATGATCTGCCCGCACGCTCACGACGACCGGGGATGGCTCCTCAGCGAGATCGAGCGGCTGCGCGCCCGCGTCGAGGTGCTGGAGCAGTTGGCGCGCGAATCGCTCCATGTCCTGGCGTGCAGAGAAGAAGACGACGACCCCGGTCATTGGTGCGTGCACTGCGACGAATATGTTGACCGAAACGGCACGCACAGGAGCGCGTTGCGCGCCGCACTGGAGGCCACGCCATGAGCGAAGATATCGCAAAGAGACTGCGCGTCCCGCCAGATCTCATGACGGACTTTGGACGTGTCGGCTTGTTTGACGAAGCCGCCGCCGAGATCGAGCGGCTGCGCGAACAGCTACACCTGGCTAGCATTGACGCTGTTGGCGCACACGCGGAGGCCAATGAATTGCGCAAGCATTTGATCGAAGCGGTCGCGCTGATAATCCGACTCATCGACACGCGACGATGCAGCGCCTCGGACCTTCGCGCGCTGAATGCAGCCCGCGCCGCACTGGAGGCTAAACCATGAGTGATTTAGAGCGCCTGATTGAGGTGATGCAGGAATCGGTGAGGCGAAATGGGTCGATCCCCCTGACAACCGGACATCTCCTTAACATCTTGAAGATCGTAGAGAGAAAGTCTGAGGCTGATGACTGTGGGCCAGATGCGGGAGATGAGCCATGAGCGACAAAATCGCACGCGTAACGCCGCGCGAGATCGCGGAAATGATCTGGACCGAGCAAGCGTATGCCGCCACGCGCTTCGTCCTGGCTGACGCGCACGACGCCGAGATCGAGCGGCTGCGCGTCCGCGTTGAACACCTGGAGCGCGAAATGAGATTCATTGGGCGTCTCGACTATCCACCCACCCGATTGTCGGCGCAAAATCGCGCCCGCGCTGCGCTGACGGCGCTGAGAAAGATCAAGCCATGAGCGACGATATCGTCGAGCGGCTGCGCGCTCCATCAGAGGTCACAACGGAGTGGCGTCACATCGCGCTTCACCACGACGCTGCCGCCGAGATCGAGCGGCTGCGCGCCCGCGTTGCGGTGCTGGAGGGGTTGTTGGCTCCGTTGTCGGCCGAGGCTGACAAGCATGATCCGCCAGACGGTGACGACGATCATCTGGCCTGGGGTAGCGTGTTGACCATAGGTCATCTGCGGGAAGCCCGCGCCGCGCTGGAGGCCAAGCCATGACCCACCGCCCCGCCCCGCTCGTCATCCGCTGGTGGCTCCGCGCCACCGGCTACGCGGCGATCACGATGCCATGGGGCATCGCGTACTACGCGACGTGGCCCCCTGACCACGGGCTCGTCGCGCATGAGGAGGTCCACCTGGCGCAGATCGAGCGATACGGGCCGTGGGGGTTCTCGGCGCGGTATCTGTGGTGGCTGGCGCGCTACGGATATTGGAGGCATCCGATGGAGATCGAGGCGCGCGACAAGTCGGGATACAGCTAGGCCGGATAACTCGCCCACGGCAGCTGAAAATGCGGCCCGTCGAAGAAGCTTCGCCAATCACCGCCCCACTCAATCTGCACACCCTCCACCGCCGCCGCCGCCTTCATTTCGGCGGCGAGCGTGCGGTATGCCGGCGCATCCCATCGCGCCTTGCCCGCTTCGTCCAGCACCGCGAGATCGACCGCGTGGCCGGTGAGGTGACGCGAGCGCATGGTCTGCGAGCGGCCCTCGCGCGCTAACTGCGCCTGGCGCTCCATCGTCCTAAGACCCTCGGTGACGATGAAGCGCACCCTGCCCATCGACGCGCGCTCGACCACGCGGACGAGGTCAGGATGGACGCCTTCTAGGCGTTTCCGGTCGCGCGGCGTCAGGCTCATTTCTTCAGCGCCGCGACGATCTGCGGGGCCACTTTCTCAACGCTGCGCCCGACGACGTAGCCGCCGAGACCGATCTTCACGATCTCCCAGAGCATCAGCACTTCGGCCTCGCTGATGTTCGGCGCGCTGTAGCCGAGCCACCGCGCCACGATCAGCGCGCCGAAAGTCAGCATGAGGATCGGACGCCAGCACGCGGCCAAGAAGTGCTCGCTGCGTGCTTCGGCCAGCACAATCTCGCCCGCCGCGCGCTCGAGTTCGGCGCTGGACGCGAGCAGCTGCTTCGCGACCTCGGCTTCGGCCTGAGCGCGGGCGGATGCGTCGGGGATGAGGTTGCCGAGGGCTTTCCCGAGGATCGGGACGAGCGCGGGAAGGAGGGCAGCGATCATGAAGCGGTCCTTTCAAGGAGGCCGGCGCGCGCAACAGCGGCGGCGGTGCGAGCACGCGCGATCTCAACATACTCGGCTTCGCGCTCAATGCCGATGAAACGGAAGCCCTCCAGCGCCGCCGCCTTGCCGGTCGAGCCGCTGCCCGCGAACGGGTCGAGGACGATGCCGCCCGGTGGGGTGACGAGGCGGCAGAGGTAGCGCATAAGGTCGGTGGGCTTGACGGTGGGGTGGTTGTTGTCGTCGCCGCGATCCGCCTTGCTCGCCTTCGCGCAGTAGAAGAAGCGGGCGGCGTCGTTTAACAACCCCACCACCTCGTCGCTGCCATCGTGGATCAGGTTGGCGGGCCAGCGGCCGGCGGGCTTCAACTCCAATACAGACTCCCGCCTGCCTGCCTGCCGGTGCTTCTCGCTGGGGTTGTCGATGTTGGCCTGGCTTGGGGCCATCATCCGGCACTCTTCGGCGTGAGCCACCTGACACCCATCCACATTCAGCGCCCCGGTGCCGTGCTCCAGCACGTTCGCGGCCACGGTGCCGACGAGCGGCTTGCGGGCGACCGTGATCGGCTCCAGCGCGGGCTTGAGGGCGGTGCCCCAGCCGGCCCATTGGCGGGCGGCTTCGGTGGCGGGGGCGTACAGCATCGGCACTTCTGGGCTCACTTCGTAACTACTGCCATTGCCGACGATCCCACCGCCGTGGCGCGCGCTCTTCCCGATGATCTCGGTCCGCTCCGCCCCCGCCGCCTTATCAATCGCCTTCGACACATCCAGCGACTTCGGGAACCCCGACCCGTAGACCCAGGCGATCATGTCCCGGATCTCAAAGCCCGCATCCTCAATCCGTACCGCCATGCGGTGTTGCGTCCGCGTGCCAGCAAAGGCCAGCAGATGCCCGCCCGGTTTCAGGACGCGCAGACACTCGGCCCAGATATCAACGCTCGGCACGTCGTAGTCCCACCGCTTGCCCATGAACGCCAGCCCATAGGGTGGATCGGTCACGACCGCGTCAACGCTCGCGTCCGGCATCTCTCGCATGACGGCGAGGCAATCGCCGTGGCGGATCTCCTGCATTCTCTTCCTCCTGCTGGATCAAAATCGAATACCGATGATGGTGCGTCACCATCTGCTCAGCCACGCGCCAGCCGGCGGGCACGGGTTCGTCTCTTGGGTGCCACCGCAGAACGGTAAGCCGCAGGGTCGATGCAGAAGCCGAGCGGCCCGCGTTGCGGCTCGTAGGGCTTCCCCGGCGGATCGGAGGATCGTAGCTCATGGATGCTACCCTGCATCATTTCGCCCGTGTGCGCGGCGGCTTCGGCCCACTCGGGATCGTCGTATCCGGCTTTGCGTCGTCGTGGCATGAAGCCTCCCACCGCGCGCGCTTCCATTCCATGATCTCGACAGCTTCGGCCAGATCGGCGTAGCAATGCAGCGCCGCCGGTCCTTCGCGCGATGGATCGACCACAATGCCAATCGTCGCGCCGTGCTTCTGGCTGCCGAATTGGTGCTGGTCCGCGTAGGCGTCGAGGAACTTGTAGCCGCGGGCGCGTGCCAACCAGAACGGGCGCGCCGACTTGTTGGCATCCTCGCCCGCGAACAGCTCCCAGTGGTGCTGATGGCCCGCGACGTACACGTCGGCCTCGCCGCCGCTGAACTTGGCCGCGCGCATCGGACCATGCAGCGGATTGTAAATCGACGTCCCCTTGAAGTCGTGCGCCGCCCAGATGCGGACGGCGCGGCCCGCTGGCGTCGCGACCTCGAACTGCGCGGACCAGTCCTCAAGCATGGCTCCACCGCGCGACATCCAGTCGAGCGGGTCGCCCGTGCCGTGGCTGGAGGACCAGAGATCATGATTGCCCTTCACGATCACAAGCCACGGCACCGTCGAGAAGAACCACTGCGCGAGCTTCCAGCCCTGTGTGCGCGTCACCTCTTGCTCGGCGTAGAGGCGCTGCAAGCGGCCCGCCCAATTGTTCACGACGTCGCCAAGGCACACGCCATGGACATGCGCGCGGCGCATCAGCTTGTGGTGCTGGCGCAGCAACGCCCAGTTGGTGCCGGGGTCATCGAGATGCGGATCGCCTACCACCGCGAGGCAATACGGCCCGTCGTCGTGCAGGGTGAAGCGCGCCCAGGTCTTCGCAGCCTTGTGCTCGGCGCGGCGCTTGTAGTTCCGCTCAAGCTTCTCGATCAGTTCTTCGACCGGGACGTCTGCGTCTGGGATCGACGGCGGATCAAAGCGCGGCTTCGGCGCGGTGTCTGGCGAGATCCTGGCGTCTGGCGAAAGCGACCAGTCGATCAGCCGACCGGCGGCTTGCTCGATCTTCTGGACCGACAGCCGATCCACGCTCTGCCGCAGACCGAGCTGGTCGAACGCCATGCGGACGGCCGATCGCTCGCCGCGCCGCGACATCACACCCATCGCGGTGCCGCCTTCGCGCAGCGCCTGTTCGATGGCGTCGATGCGGCGGTGAGCCTCGGCCCGTGAGATCGGTGGCGTCGGCATCAGCGCAGCGGCAGGAATGGCAGAAGCTTGACCAGGAGCGCCGTCACTGCGCCGGATGCCGCGCCGACAGCTATCAGCACCCGCCAGCCGCCGCCCGCTGCGTCGAGTGCCGAGCGGACAGCCTTGAGGTCTGCGGCCATCGCCTCGACAGATTTGTTGAGCGCGGCGACCTCGGCCTCGAGGCGTCCGAAATCGCGCGGGTCAATATGATCGCTCATGCTGCGATCTCGGTGATGGTGATTGAGGAAATGCATACGCCGCCAAAGATCCGCGCGGCGGTGTTGTTGTCTCCGTTGAAGTAGACCGTCGTCGCGTTGTCGCCGCCAATCCTGATTTTGAATGTCGTGGAGGATGTCGTTCCAGCCGTCATTCGATAGCGCAGCGTCAGAGTGCAACTTTCGAACAAGACCGTTCCGTAGATCGTGCAAACGGTGGCGGCAAGAGCGTTGGCCGTGCTGTCCTGAAACAGCGCCGCCGTCATGCGGCAGTTCGCCGAACTTGAGACGACCGCTTGCACTTCGATCATAAGTAGGTTGCTGGAGTTTGTCGGCGTGATCGACGCCGTCATGAACTCGGTCCCCTCTGTGTTTTGGGGGATCGTGTTGTCGAATGGGATGGTTGTCGTGCCGGTCGAATATGTGGTCGATGGCGAATAGACTTGCTGGACGACCTTGCCCGTCGTCACCGTCGCGCGCTTCAGCTTATTGCTGTCGCTCGCGTCAAGGATGAGGATCTGGTCGCTGGTCGAGTAGGTCACCGACGCTGGCGCGATATTCGCGAGCTTCAGCGGCGTCAGCGCGCGCGTGTCGTCGGTGCCGTTGTTGCTTTCGGTCTGCGTCGCGATCTCGATGCGCCCGGCGGCGCTTTCGGTGGCATCCTCGACGCCGAGGTTGGTTCGCGCCGCTGCGGCGGTCGCTGCGCCCGTGCCACCGTTGGCGACCGAGAGCGGGATCGCGGCGGGACCGCTGGTGATCGTGCTGAGATTTAGGTGGGTGAGCAAGTCATTGAACTTGTCCACCAGGTCCGCGAGGTCAGGACGCGCCAGTTTCGGGTCGTCCGTCGCGCTGTCCAAGTTCGCCTTGGATGCGTTCGTCGGGAGCGTCATGCCTGTGGCCCTCGCAGCTCTACATCGATCGTTGCATTGGCAAGTGTACCAGAAGAATTGTACACTTTGAACTCTGCTGCTGGCTCAGAATTCACCGTCTGCGTTTTGGAGATCAACTCCCACGACCAGCCCGCGCCGACGTTCTGAAGCGCGAGGATACGGGCGGTCGAGATCGCCGCCAGCTGGCCCCTCGCACCGATCTTGAAATGACCCGCCGCCACGCTGCTGAACCACGACGCCGTCTCGGTCGCTGTATTAACGTCCTCGTAGGTGTCGGTGTAGCTGGACGACGAAATGATCGTGGTCAGACCCGATAGAACCGGCGTGGCATCGGACACCGAGGCGCGGATCTGGACGTAGCGCTTGCCCTCGGACAGCGCCAGCGCGACCCAAGAGCCGGTGACGGTGCCGTCCGCGGTCGTGCCCGTCTTCATTTCGAGCGTGACGGTTCCATTCGCCACCGCCGTTACCAGCGGCGTGAACGTCACATCAGCCCCGAGGTCGAGGACCGGCGTCTCGTAACGGATCGGGCTGTTGTTGGTGAGGATGTTGTCCCAGGTCGCGGGCAGCGACGACCAGGCGCTCGGGAGGTTCGACCAGTTCTGCGATGACGTCGCGTGCAGCGCGTTGTCGGCGTCGAGGAAGCAGCTGGTCTTCGTCCCCGGCCATGTCAGCGACTGTTCGATCCGCTGTAGCAACACATCGCGCAACGGCGGATCACCGAGCACGGCAGACGAGATGAAGCGTGCGTCGGTGCTTTCGTTGCCCGACGAGTCAACGGTCTTGATCGCGAACCAGTATGTCCCGCTCGCGAGATCCGCCGTCTCGTAGGGCGACGAGATGAGCAGCCCTTCATGCAGCGCCGTCATCGAGGACCAGTCGGTCGTGCTGCTGGTCTTGTAGCGGATGCGGTAGCCGCCGCCGGATCGCACATCCGCCGGAAGGCTCGCGAGGCTCCAGGTGAAGCGCCGCGTTCCGTCCGCAATCCTGGCGACCTGGAACGTATCAGGGCGAGGCGGCGGC